ACTAGTTTAAGTTAGACAAGGGACTACAACTAGGGAAAAACGTCGTGTTTATACGAAGTACTTGGTTCGACTCCAAGGTAGCATAGGTGTGTTTAGATTGGTCCTACACCACCTCTTTCTTTTGCGCGAAATTTTACAAGTTATATTATGGAGAAACAGTTAGCTCAATGGTAGAGCAACACGCTAATGTAGTGTTGATACAGGTTCGAATCCTGTACTGATTCTCTAAAACTTCTAGAGCCTATACAAAGGCTCTTTCTTTTTTTACGCGAAATACACAAGGACTATTATGAAAGGAGATGATTTTTATGTATATAGAAGAAATCTGGAAAGAGGCATTCATAAATTCACCAGCCAAGTTTGAAAACATTAAAGAATCTGAAGAAGATGACGGACGTCATTATCTTCAGATTACAAGATGTACGGATGAAGGGCTGATATGTAAAGTGACCGTGTCTCTACCAGGTCACGACTCAGTTGAATATTATAGTAAATTATATCTCTAATTTTTATTTTTGAGCCACAAAGGCTCTTATATTTTGAAAGGAGAAAAAAATATGAATAAATTATCAAAACAATCAGATACGATCTATGGAGTTTTCGAATATCTGAATATGTTAGTTTTAAAATTGACAATATATGGAATTTTGTTGGAATATTTTGGGGTGATATAGGTTGCGATGAATCAGCCTATAAAAAGATTGAGCTTAGGCTCTTTCTTTTTTTTTTCACGCGAAATTTACAACCGCTATTATGAAAGGAAGTGGTGTGACACGAATGTAGAATCTTAAGTGATTCCGCCGCTGTAGAAGTTCGATGCTCCCTACAGCCCTTTTTTATTTTTGAGCCGCAAAGGCTCTTATATTTTGAAAGGAGAAAATTATGAAAGGATATTTGAAACGATCATCACCCGCCATACTGACTTGTCTTGGCTCGATAGGTGTGGTAGCCACTTCTGTGTTGGCCGTTAAAGCTACTCCAAAAGCCGTGGATATTATTCGAGCTCGTGAAGGAATTGATCATGAAGGAAACTACTACGGCCCCACAAAACTCGAGGTCGTTCAATCGTGTTGGAAATGTTATATTCCAGCCGCTTTAGTAGGTCTATCCACAATCGCTTGTATATTTGGAGCGAACGTACTTAACAAACGCAATCAGGCATCGTTAGCGAGTGCTTATGCTTTATTAAGCGAATCTTATCAGCAGTATAGAAAGGCTGCAAAAGCCGTTTATGGCGAAGATGCTGATTCGAAGATTAAAGCTCAGATGGCAAAGGATACATACGTTTCAGCGGACGGATATTATGTGTACTCTGCTGATATGGACCTAGAAAGCGAAAGAATCTTGTGTTACGATTTGTTCTCTAAAAGATATTTTACATCAACAATGGCCGCTGTATTAAATGCCCAGTATCATATTAATCGTAATCTTCAACTTAGAGGTAATGTCAGTATAAACGAATTCTACGAGTTCCTCGGGATTGACAAAATTGAGAACGGCGATGATATTGGCTGGAGTATAGATGAGTTTATAGAAGACGGAATCAGGTGGCTTGATTTCGACAATAGACATACCGTACTGGATGACGGTCTGGAATGTTGTGTTATATCCGCTCTTAGGAATCCAAACAAATTTAGTTTTGAAACTTAATACACATAAATTACAACCACTATTATGAAAGGAGGTAATTGCTTTATGAACAGTAAACTAATTAAAATTCTCGGTATTGCGGCAACTGTAATCGGAATGGGAGCAACGCTCATAACCGATTGGGTTAACGACAAGAAGATGGACGAAAAGATTGAGCGAAAAGTAATTGAAGCACTTACCAAAATAAATGAGAGGGAGTCCTAACAAGGACTCTTTTTCTTTGTTAGAAAGGAAGGAGGCGGTCAGAATCCGTAATCAGGAAATGTGCGATATAGCAATATCAATAATTAGCAAGTACGTAGACGAGCATTTATGTGCTACTGATTATCTCGGACAAGTTAATCCGAAAGAATCAAAGGAATACTTTGAAGATCTTAGTTATGCGAGATGGGCGGCTTATGAAATCATAGATCGTCTGAACACCGAGGCCGAACGTCTTCCTTCTCATATAACTGGGTCTTTACGAGAACCTGTACTACCAGTTGATATCATTGAAGGGTTTATGGACGATATGGAGCGTTATATACGCAACGGTTGTAGCGAGAAACACGAACATATATTCACCATCGCCAAGAACGTTGCAGGTGATATCATTCTGTTATTTTTATAAATCAAAAGGAGAAAAAATATGGGTAAATTAAACCTATCTAACATTGTCAAAAATGTACGGACGGTAATTAGTAAGCGAAGTCCTGAGATATTAACCGGTATTGGAATCGCTGGAATGATTACCACAACCGTAATGGCGGTTAGAGCAACACCAAAAGCTCTAGCCCTCATCGAGGATAAGAAGATTGAAAATGACACCGAGAAGCTCACACCAGTCGAGACTATCAAAGCAGCATGGACTTGTTATATTCCGGCCGCAATAACTGGATGTTTATCGATATTTTGTCTGGTCGGAGCAAATTCTGTAAACGCTCGCCGTAATGCCGCATTGGCCACTGCTTATACTTTATCGGAATCAGCTCTCAAAGAGTACCAGGAAAAAGTAATTGAAACCATTGGTAAGAAAAAAGAACAGACAGTTAGAGACGCCATCGCCAAAGACAAGATTGACCGAGATCCAGTTAGTAGTAAAGAGGTTATTATCACCGAAAAAGGTAATACCCTCTGTTATGATTCGATTTCAGGTCGATATTTTAAATCAGATATCGACAAATTAAAAAAGGTAGAGAACGAACTTAATAGAAGAATGAGAGACGAAATGTATATTTCACTTAACGAGTTCTATTATGAAATTGGACTTAATCCTACAAGTATTGGTGATGATCTTGGATGGAATATTGATCGTGGCTATATTGAATTAAATTTTAGTTCACAGTTATCGGACGATGGAAATCCATGCCTTGTTATTGATTATCAAGTTACCCCTAGGTATGACTATCGCTAGTAATAGTGAATACGCGAAAAAAACAAAGCCTTTAATGGAAAGAAGCCATATTTTGAAAGGAGAGATAACGATGGATAACAACGAAATCATGGTAAATGAAGAGGTTATGGAGGCAACGGAGATTGCTACTTCTGAAGCTGGTAAAGGTTTTAAGATTGCAGCCGGTATCGGATTGGCCACACTTGGAAGCTTAATTGCTTATAAGTATGTGGTTAAACCGATTGTGGCTAAAATTAAAGCCAAAAAAGCTCAGCAAGAGATCTACGGGGAATATAGTGTTCTTGAAGACGATGAGTTCGAGGAATTCGACGAAAAAACAACTGAATAGGAAATAGACTTCTTTAAGGGAGAGCACCTTTAACAGGGTGCTTTCGCTTTTTTATTTTTGAAATGAAAGGAGTAAACGTAATGGAGGAATACAAGCCAAACTCCCATAAATTTAAGGAAGATCAAAAGGGGTCTGTACCAGAGAAAAAGGTAGAAAAAGTAATTGCTGGGACGGCGAAATCTAAGAAAAAAAGCGATATTCGGAAGTTTACGGACGTATTCATCTCAGAGGACGTCAATAACGTAAAATCTTATATTTTGCTAGAGGTATTGGTCCCCGCAATTAAAAAAGCCATTTCGGATATCGTGACAAACGGTATTGATATGCTACTTTACGGAGAAACAGGTAAGACAAAGCGTAATTCCACTGCCTCTAAGGTATCTTACAGGAGTTATTACGATGAAAGAAATGGTCGAAGGGATTATAGCGCGGTTCATACGAAAACCGGTTATAACTATGACGATATTATCTTGGATAATCGAGGAGAAGCAGAAGAAGTTCTGTCAAGAATGGACGAGTTGATTTCTACTTATGGTTTAGTTAGCGTTGCCGACTTATATGATCTAGTTGGCATCACTGGTAATTATACAGACAACAAATACGGATGGACTGATATTAGGAGTGCATCTGTAATTAGAGTACGAGATGGCTACATGATTAAACTACCAAAAGCGCTTCCGCTAAATTAGGAGGAAAGGAGTCATATTTATGGTTGATAAATCAAAAACATTTAATCTATTAAAAGAGTCACTCGAAAATCTTGTTGAGCATTATAATAAATTGACTTGGAACGATTTGGATGTACAGTTTATTAAACAGGAACGTTTTGAAACTTTAAAAGAAATTAATATCATCATGAATCTAATTAAAAAGTTGGAAAATACGAATATTTGAATGAGGAGAGAGAGAGATAAAATGACAAGAGCAGAAACTCTAGATAGAGCTAAACAATGTGTATGCGGTCAACGTGAGAATGAATATGGCTCACCCGAAGATAACTTTCGGTCGATAGCCGCTTTATGGTCGGCGTATAAAAATACTGAATTTACAGCAACCGACGTTGCCATGATGATGGCATTACTAAAAATAGCTAGGATTAAAACTGGGACTGCAACTGAAGACAGCTTTGTAGATTTAGCTGGTTATGCAGCCTGTGGCGCAGAGATTGCATTTAATAATAAGAAAAGGAGATGATAATATGAAAAAAATAGAACTTATGACAACTGTTAACAAGATTGGTTTTAAACTCAAAAAACATAGCCCCGAGATCCTTGTAGTAGCCGGGGTAGTCGGAACCGTTGTAAGTGCGGTCATGGCTTGTAAAGCTACTACTAAAGTGAATGATATTTTAGAAAAAACTAAAGAAGATATCAACGCTATTCATAAATGTGCAGCCAATGAAAAATTCGCAGAGGAATATACCCCCGAAGACGTTAAGAAAGACTTGACTATCGTTTATATTCAGACCGGTGTTAAGCTTGCCAAACTTTATGCCCCCGCAGTACTTCTTGGTGCTCTATCCCTAAGTAGCATTTTAGCATCGAATAATATTCTTCGTAAAAGAAATGTAGCTCTCGCAGCCGCATATGCTACGGTCGATAAAGGTTTCAAACAGTATAGAAATCGAGTTGTAGAGCGTTTTGGCGAAGAAATCGACCGCGAACTGAGGTACGGCATCAAGGCAAAGAAGATCGAAAAGACCGTTGTTGATGAAGACGGTAAGGAAAAGAAAGTTAAAGAGACCGTCAATGTTGTAGAAAAAGACTCGTTGAGTGATTATACTTTCTTCTTTGACGAATCCAGTCCTTATTGGGAAAAAGACGGAAGTTATAATCGAATGTTTCTCCTAGCTCAGCAACAGTATGCTAACGATAAACTTAGAGCTAATGGATATTTATTCTTAAATGACGTACTCGATAGCCTTGGTATTCCTAGAACTAAAGCCGGTCAAATTGTCGGTTGGGTATATAATTCCGATAACCCTAATGGTGATAATTACATTGATTTCGGGATTTACGAAGCCTACCGAAGGGATGAAGAAGTTTTTACTAAGGATAAAGCTATGCGTGAAAGATTTGGAAAAGAAGTATATGAACGAGTAGTACTTCTTGACTTCAACGTAGACGGTAACATTTTAGATTTGATATAAAAAAAAGACTACCCTTTGATTTTTGGAAACGGTCTTAGGGTGGTCTTTTATATTTTAAGAGGCCTTTATGCATTAGACTCTGTCAGAAGTTACTCACAATTTTGATAAGGACTCTTTCTTTACACATGTTATATTTGATATGTGAAAAAATTCCCGGGTTGTGTTTTCTGAAAAACTTTTTAAAGGAGGTATATTTATGAATAATAAAACAATAAATTTTATGATGTTTGTTCTCGGTGTAGCCGTCGGTTCGGTCGTTACATGGAAATACGTTGAGAAAAAATATGAGCGGATAGCTCAAGATGAAATTGATTCAGTAAAAGAAGTATTCTCCAAGAGGGCAGCTGAATTTACCGAGGACACATTGGTAAAGACTTTTGATTCAAATGACAAGCTTATCGAAGAAGTCCAAATAAAGGCGAACAATGCAAAAGAAAAGCCGAGTATTATCGAATACGCAGCCGGTTTACGCAAACTGGGCTATACTAACTATTCTGATATGGTTGATGAAAAACCCGAGGAGGTGAAAGAGGAGCCTATGAGCGTGGATAAACCTTATGTTATCGCTCCAGAGGAGTTCGGTGAATTGGACGACTATGAAACAATTAGTCTGATTTATTACGCTGATCAGGTTCTTGCCGATGAAGATGATGAACTTGTAGAGGATATTGAAGAAACGGTCGGATTTGAATCACTTAACGCTTTTGGAGAGTACGAGGATGATTCCGTCTTTGTGAGAAACGATCGGCTTAAATGTGACTACGAAATTCTTCTTGATCAGAGAAAGTATTCGGACGTCGTCAATAGAAAACCGCACAATAGAAAACCACACGAGGTGGATGACTAATGACAAAAAACGAGCTAAACAAAGAATACTTCGAATGGATGTACCAGCTCGTACGTAAAGATGGATATTCTAAGAGACTATCCTATCGGAAGCTTTTGACCCATCTACATGATATAGAGTTTACCTATATAATTAGAATGGATGGTAACAGAGCCGAAGATGGGATAGACCTCCGATATCGATTTGGATATGAGCGTCAATACAATAACACTATAATAGCAACATATTTGAATGACCGTCCTTGTAGTGTTTTAGAAATGTTAATAGCCCTTGCTATTCGTTGCGAGGAACACATTATGGACGATCCTGATATAGGTAATCGTACCGGGCAATGGTTTTGGAATATGATTTCAAACCTAGGTTTAAGTTCTTTGGACGATACGAGATTTGACAGTAGATATTTGAACCGCGTCATCGCAAGGTTTTTGAATCGAGAATACAAAAGAAATGGAGAAGGCGGATTATTTACTGTTAAGAACTGTAAACATGATTTGCGAACTGTTGAAATTTGGTATCAAATGTGTTGGTACTTGGACGAGATCCTAGTATCTTAGGAGGAGCATATGACTCATAATGAAGTTTTTAAATGGTTTGAATTATATTTCGAGCTATTTGCCGGAGACCGGGTCGCTGCCTGGTTTCCCAATGGTAAAAACAGCATCCACATAAGACAGAAGAATGGAGCGGAATTTATATTTACCTTTAATAGTCATAAAGATTGGAAATTTGAAACGATTGATAGTTTTATCAAGACAAAACGAAAGGGGGAAAAAGCTAATGGTTGAGGTAATCAATTATATTTTTGGAAACTTACAAGATTCTTCAGATGCCATTAAAAGTATGAAAAAAATACTAAGAAATCAAGCAATATTCAATCGAACGCTAACAGCTTTTGTATTCACTATTACTATTTATGCGCTTATGGTGGAAATCCATAATTATGGACAGGACAAAAAAATTGAAGAACTCAGTAATGAGATCGAGGAGTTTAAACGCATGAAGGGAGAATAAAATTCGATGCTTGACTTTCTTATGATTTCAACACGTAGCACAAAGCGTGGTATAATAGAAATCTATCCAAAGTTCATCATCAACAAAAGCTCAGATCTCATGATTCGAGGCGGTGATTTTTACGCTATTTGGGTTGAGGAACTCGGTCTATGGTCTACGGACGAGCAATGTGCTTTACAACTTATAGACCGTGAACTGGATAGATATGCGGAAGAAAACCGCCATAAATTTGACTCTAATATAAAGGTTCTGCATATGTGGGACGCTGAGTCCGGAATGATTGACTCTTGGCATAAATACTGTCAGAAGCAGATGAGAGATCATTTTTATATGTTGGACGAGAAAATTATATTTTCCAACTATAAAACTGATAAAAAAGATTACGCCAGTAAAAAGCTGAATTATCCGCTTGAACCTGGCGATTTGTCTGCCTATGACAAGCTGATGTCCACTCTGTATTCAGAGGAAGAAAGACATAAGATTGAATGGGCAATCGGGTCAATCGTAACTGGGGACTCTAAGAAAATTCAGAAATTTATGGTTTTATACGGTGAAGCGGGAACTGGTAAATCTACAATACTTAACATCATCCAGCAGTTATTTGAAGGGTATTATACAGTGTTTGACGCAAGATCCCTTGGTTCATCTAGTAACTCATTTGCTCTAGAGGCGTTCAAAAACAATCCGCTTGTAGCGATTCAACACGATGGCGACCTCTCTAAAATTGAAGATAATACGAAGTTAAATAGTCTTGTTTCCCACGAGCTTATGACAGTTAACGAGAAGTTCAAATCTACTTATTCAAATCGTTTTAAATGTTTTTTGTTTATGGGTACAAATAAGCCGGTTAAAATTACTGATGCAAAATCAGGTCTTATAAGAAGACTAATTGACGTATCCCCTACCGGTAACAAATTAAGTCCTCAAGAGTATAAAACGATTATGAAACAGATCAGTTTTGAACTTGGAGCGATCGCCTATTACTGCCAAGAAGTATATTTAAGTGATCCCGGTAAGTATGATGATTATATTCCAGTGGCGATGTTAGGAGCATCTAACGATTTTTATAACTTCGTTATTGATTCGTATCATATATTTAAGAAAAATGACGGTGTTACGTTGAAGGCTGCATGGGAAATGTACAAGACTTATTGCGATGAGGCAAAAGTAGCATACCCATTTTCACAAAGAGTCTTTAAAGAGGAGCTTAAGAATTATTTCAAGGATTACAAGGAGCGATTCAACCTTGATGATGGATCCAGAGTTCGTAGTTATTACTGCGGATTTCGGACAGAAAAATTTGAGAAAAGAACCCTTGATAAAGAGGAAGAAACTAAAGCACCGTGGATTCAATTCGAAAGTCAAGAGTCTATATTTGACAAGGAGTATGCGGATTGTTTCGCTCAGTATGCCACAGATAATGAAACTCCATTCAAAAAATGGGATGACGTTACGTCGAAACTATCTGAATTGAATACATCTAGGCTTCACTATGTTAGAGTTCCCGAAAACCATATTGTTATCGACTTCGATATTCCAGACGAAAATGGTAATAAATCTTTTGAAAAGAATATCAAAGAAGCGAGTAAATGGCCACCGACATATGCAGAGCTTAGTAAGAGTGGTGCTGGTATACACTTGCATTATATTTACACTGGCGATGTCTCGAAACTGAGCCGCGTTTATGATGACTACGTGGAAATTAAGGTATTCACTGGTAAAAGTTCGTTAAGACGAAAATTATCGAAGTGCAACAACTTACCCATCTCGACGATTAGCTCGGGTTTACCACTGAAAGGAGAAAAAAATATGGTAAATTTTGAAGCGATAAAGAGCGAGAAAGGGCTTAGAACCCTGATCAAACGAAATCTCAACAAAGAGATACATCCAGGTACTAAGCCTAGTATCGACTTTATTTATAAAATACTGGAGGATGCGTATGCTAGTGGTTTACATTACGATGTCACTGATATGCGCAATGCGATATTAGCATTTGCTGCGAATAGTACAAATCACTCTGACTATTGTATTAAACTAGTAAATAAGATGCAGTTTAAATCAGAAGAGATATCCTCCGGGGAAAAAAATGAAGACGCAAAACTTGTGTTTTTTGACGTAGAAGTCTTTCCTAACCTATTTTTGGTTAACTGGAAGATCGAAGGTGAAGGAAAACCTGTTGTGCGAATGATTAACCCCTCCCCTTCTGAAATTGAAGATCTGATGAAATTCAGATTGGTAGGGTTCAACTGCCGTAGATATGATAATCATATTTTGTATGCCAGACTTATGGGTTATACAAACGAGCAACTTTACGATCTATCTCAGAAGATCATTAACGGTAGTCCGAATTGTTTCTTCGGAGAAGCCTATAATGTGTCTTATACGGACGTCTATGACTTCTGTTCAACAAAACAAAGTTTAAAGAAATGGGAAATCGAATTAGGTATTCATCATAAGGAATTAGGAATACCATGGGACCAACCTGTACCAGAAGAGCTTTGGACTAAGGTTGCGGAATATTGTGATAATGACGTTCTTGCTACAGAAGCCGTTTTTAATGCGAGAAAAGCCGATTTTACTGCAAGACAAATTCTAGCCGATGTTGCCGGTATGACGGTGAATGATACCACCAACGCATTAACTACTAAAATTATATTTGGTAACAACAGAAAACCTCAGGATCAATTCAACTACCGTAATATGGGAGAGATGACTGAAGATAATGTTCTATATAATGAATTAGGAGATGAGTACGCCGTTTTTGATGAAAAAGGAAGACCTATATTTCCGGGATACACATTTGAAAACGGTAAGTCTATCTATCGTGGTGAAGAAGTTGGAGAAGGAGGTTATGTATATTCCGAACCCGGCATGTATGGTAATGTCGCATTGTTGGACGTTGCTTCAATGCATCCGAGTAGTATCGTTGCAGAAAAACTCTTTGGAGAGGCGTATACACAGCGATTTAAAGATATTTTGGATGCTCGTAT